ATGATAGAGTGTTACTTTTTAACTTTGACACAGTTGTTGACGCGTGTCCCGCCTTTGACTTTAGTACCAGACTTCTTATATCCTTTCCAACAGGAAGGATCCAGGCGAGTCTTGGTTGCCTTCTTCTTTTTAGTAGCCATTAGCATTTCCATTTGCGGAGAGCAAGTGCCTTACGAGTAGGCTTACCATTCTTTTTCATTGGTCCTTTGACTCCTGACATCCTGGCACAGAAGGACTTCTTACGAGGTCCTCCACCAGGCTGGGGTGCTTTCAGGTTAGAACCTGTCTCTCTATTATACTTCTCACGACCAGCCTTTGTCAACCCACCGGAGCGGGACTTGTGCTTGCCGATCTTAAGGGACACGTTCTTCTTTGCCATTACCAGATGCCGGGAATGATTTGTCCGGTGAGTGCATAGGCACCGAGAGCCGCCATGACGCCAAGCATAGCAAGGCGACCATTAAGCTTTTCAGCCTTTTCATTGTGAGTTTCAGTTACATCCATGATAGTCATTGGTGGTTCTTTTGCGTAGAGGTTGAGACGTCCGCCGTCTTCGGTGGTGTAAGTCATCAGTATTGAATATCAGATCGACCCAGTTTTTGGAATACATCCTGTCGGTACGCTGGGTCAGAGTCGTAACGGGGATCGGACATAGCTTGAACGACTTCAGCTTGACTGCGGAACACATCCACTTGTGGTTGTGCTGCTTTACCAGTCAGCATCTGTCCTTCGAATCCATTCTGTTTTTCATACTCAGATTGGAGACCTGCTAGTGCCAGTTGAATCATGCGCATGTCACCGGTCTCTATAATATTATCATAGGCGGTGATGAATGATTCATCAAGTGTTTCAGCTGCCCATTGGGTGAGCTGACTGTAGGATTCATCTCCTCCAGCCATACCTCTGATCTGTGCAGCCTGTGCATCGGTCAGGTCATTACCTTCCCGCTGCTGTCCTTGTAGCTCAATGTATGCAGAGATGAGATCATTGCTATCAAGCTTGCCGAGTTCTTCGAGAGTCTCGGCGCTAACCTTACCATCATTAGCATAGAATTCTTCTGATGCTTTGCTGAGAATATCAAAGTTAGGGTTTACTTCTTCTTCTTCGGCGGTTTCTTCTTCCCGCACCCGCACCTCGTCTTGCGACACTTCGGACACGTTTTCATTAGGTTCTCCTAGTTTCTTTTGAAGTTCAATGTAGGCTTGCTCAAGTGCTTCTGCATCTTTGAACTTACCTGCTAGCATCTGTTGTTGTTCAGCTTCAGCCGCTTCACCCCGAGCAATGTTCTCTTGCTCTTCAGGTGTGAACTCAGGCTGATCAGCTGGAGTGGGATCATACGTCAGTGTAGCCATTAGCAGTTTCTACTTTTAGTTTACCGAGACCAACGGTCTCAACATAGTTAGGTGAGCGTCCCAGTTTGGGAGTACCCACCTTTGGTTTGGGAGCATACTTGTTCGGCTCCGGTGTCTCCACCTCAAGCACTGGTTTCTCAGTAGGTGGGTGTTCGACTTTCTTTGTGGTCCGCTTAGCTTCCGGCTGCGTTGGCTTCCGGCGGGACCTGCGCTTGGGTGTTTCCGTCATCAGTTAATTGTGGGTTCTTACTTGGATCCATCATCGGACTACTTGCAAACTGACCTGCTTGTTTCGTCAGCTCCTGTTGCATCATCATCTCTTGATTCTGCTGCTGCTCTTGCTGTACATCCATCACACTCTTCACGAGGTTCAGGTAGTCAATGCCTTGTGCTGCTGCCAATCGTTTGATGTATTCATCAGGGTTAATGAACTTAGCCAGGGTTTCAGGACCCATGGTCTGTGAGATAGTAGTGATGAACTGGATGAGTGACTCCCTGTCTTGACCACGACCCAGTGCATTAACACCAGCCACAATCTCAGGTCTAACAATACCTTTAGGTAACTTAGGTAGTTGGTTACTGCGTTGCAGCACCATCAACGTACGCTCAAGGTATGGCTTGAGGAACTCATCAGTCAGCAGGGAGAACATACCACCCAGCTGTTGTTCAAGTTCAAGTTGTGTCAGCCGTACTTCTTCAGCAGTAGTACGCTCTGATTGTCGGATGTTCAATACCATGAATGCATCCGAGATACGCTGACCCAATTGGTTTGCCATTTCAAAGGCAGTCCTGAAGTCAGCAGTCTTACCCACCTGGACAACCTGTACATCATCAGGTCTACCCTGAATGATAGCACCGTTGCCAGCTTGGGCTAGAGTCTGTGGTTTAGTGGTGCTAGAGGGTGACACAAGGAAGACAACTTTAGCAGCTGCTGCAGAGCCTTCAATCAATGCCTGAGAGAGTGCTTCGAGTGACTTCAGATCACCGAGGAATTCCTCTACTCTACCACGACCATAAGCTTCACCATCAAAGGAGACGAAGCGGAGAGGTAACCATGGACTAGCATTCTTAGGAGCTGTACTCCGACTATCAGGCAAGGTCTTATCCAGACACTCCTGATACCAGACCCAACGTCCATTCTTCTTGTCCAGTTTGACGTGTGTATACACTTCCACGTCATCATCCATAGTGCCTGCGCCTGTCCTTCCATTCAAACCACCGCCAGCACTGACTTCGTTTGGTTTGGGATCGGGTACATCGACAAGCTTACGATTGATAAGTTCCTTGGTCACGATCTCAATGACATTGCCATTGCCATCACGCTCCAGAACATATCGATTGAGTGGGAAATTCTTCAGCCCATCCTTACCCATAAAGATGAGACTGTTACCAGCAACAATCAGATGTTTCATTGCTTGGTGAATGACAACACGATCATTAGATGAGTTGATGTATGCCATCACCATCCTCTCCATCTTAGAGAAGGATAGGTCAAGCTCACTCCTGATCTGTGGGTCTAGCTCTTCACCAATCTTGTCATCACGTACTTGTAGTTTAAAAAACGTGGTTTGTGGTGGTAGCAATGCTAGCATCAACTTGGACGCCAACGTTACGACTGCCTTTGCACCGATTGATTGCCACGGTGTCTTGAGTGGTGTGTGAGTAGCAGTGTCTCCCTCATTCTTCATGAGATAAGGGAGTGTCAACTCGGCACACTTATTTGCTACATCAAGGAACTGTGAACGTTCAGATGATAGCTCATTGTATCGTCTACGTGCGCTCATAATGACAGTCCCTGGTTGTCTCCAATAGTTAGTGTTGATGCAGCCTTACCAGTTGTACTGGTACGCCTAGCACTACTAGTGGATGACTTTTTGGCAGCTCCAATTCTAATATCAGGTTTAGTATCAGGTGTAACCATCTGTTTTGGTGGTTTCTGTGCTGGTGCTGGCGGCGGTGGCGGTGGCAGTGGTGGTGGTAGCGGTGATGGTTTTGGGACCTCTACTTTAGGAGATCCTCCTCCTCCCATACACATAATTAATTCTCCATTTGATTAAGGATATATTCTACGACCGAGCGTTGACCTGCACGATACATGATAGTGGTGAGGTTATCGGCTGGCGTAGGGTTGACGGGTGGGAAAGTTTCGTTAAGGTCAGAGAGCATGGATTGTAATTCCATGCCCCGTGCCTCAAGCATATTGAGGGAGATTGACATTAGAATGTTCAAAGAATGCTGGCATCCTTGCTGACCTGGTGGCAGAAAGTTCAGGCGCTTTGCCTTCATACATTAGCCGATCGCTAGAATCCAGCCAAAAATTTTTAGCTAAAAATCTATCGGGATTACCCGCTGTGAGCGGTTGCATTACCCAGTTAATAGTAGCCTTGCGGAGTTTATCCAATGAGGGAGAGATGCTGAGACCAAGCTCAGAACACACAAGACTGTTAGTCGCGACGTGAATTTGTTCATCTCTGCTTATGTCAGCTGAGGTAGTACGCATTGCAGCGTCACCGTTAAAGCGAAAGAAAGGGAGAAGAACAAAGAAAATCGCACGCTCGGCAACCATCGCTTTTGTGATCGTGTGATCAGGATGGTCAATCCACGCTTTCTGTAAAGCCATGGCTTCCCGCTCAGCTTTTTCATCAACACCGTAAGCATCGGCAATGTAACCGAGAGCCAAGTCGTGGTTCTCTTCATCCCGTACATTAGATAGGAGGATCTCCCGTGCGCTTGTAGGGACATCGGTGGATAATGCATCAGTAATAAAATCTCCCACAGGTAGTTCCATGTGTCGCAAGGCAAGAGCACGGAGGATTGTCTGTTCCGCGCCTTCCTTGCAGATACCAGCAACAGGTTTCACTGGTGTCCACTTGCGCTTTCGCGCCATTAGTTTGTCGTATGGTGTCATGATTCGTAGTCGATGCCAAGGGTAGTCATAACCTCATTAATGTTGTCTGGCGTAATGTCACCTTCGTGAATAGTAGCCAGCTGTGTTTGAAGTTCAGCATTGAGAGTAGTTGCTTCTGCCAGCTGTTGCTGGAGAGCGGCTCGGGCAGAGGATACTGCAGCTAGTTGAGCTTGCAGTGCATCGATCTTATTATTCAGATCGCTACTATCTTCACCTGCTGCTGCAGATTGGATAGCTTCAGTAATATTGCCCAGCTGAACAACAATTTCAGCTAGTAGTTTTTGTTCGCGAGTAAGTGAAGTAGCCATTATTCTTGACAGTCACATTGAGGTTCATTTAAAATTTCTGACAGGTAGTCATCAACATCAACATCCTTCAGAGCTGCATATGCATCGCTCTTGTCCTGCACATCACCCATAACTTGCAGGGAGTAATACAGAGAAGTCTGAGGTGATTCTAACCACTCCTCAATGAATGACTCATCCATGATAGCCAAGTCTGACCACCAGTTGTATGAGTATCCATGAAGAAGACCTGTGGAGGAGTACAGCTTCATGATGCCATCAGCAACTTGCTTATAGACATCCCAGCCGACCTCCGAGGCGATTTCTACATCACCATATTCATAGGTCTGTACACCAAAGGTGCCAGAGTCCCGGTCAACACTCCTCGCAATAGGAGGAGCAATCTCAGGAGTACATGTGAAGCCATCAAGATCTTTAGACCTGTAGCTACACGATGCAGTCGGTGCAATAGCAAATGCACGTACCATGTTATTAGCACGAGCAATCTGTGCTGCTGCATCAATACCTGACTTGATCTGACGAACAAGTTCAAAGGCAGCAGTAGCACGGGTTTCGCCAGAATGGAAATGATCTAAGGCACGTCCGAACTGTTCGTAAGTGACTCCATATCGCCGCAGGAGGTTTGCGAGACCCAGCACGCCAAGTCCAACTTGTCGATCCTCGGCAGCA